GAGCCTTATCTAATTCGGTACAACCCTGGACTTCCGTTCCAGCCAACCAACGAGCGGCACGGGCTCTGTTCATATCGGTAGCTTTTGCTAACTTGTCATGGAAACATTCCACCTCAGTATCAAAGCGAAGAAGAGCAAACGCGTCTTCTGGGGATAAAGCTGAAAGGCATCCAGCTAAAGCCGTCTTTGCTTGAGTGAGAGGAAGACCCCTCATTGAGCTAGACCTATCCAGTAGAAACAAGATTTTCCTAGAATCCTTAGCTGCCGCTGGAACAAGTTCCGCCGGTAACGTCAACATCCAATGAGGCTTGTCCTTTGAGATGTTCGAATAGTCCCCTTGAATCAAGGACTTATCTGCAAAAAGTACAGGCTTAACATCTCCGTTGGTGACATCCAAAACCAAATCTCTATCCGGCTTGGAACCCAAATTAGACAACCACACATCGGCAGATTCATCCTTATTGAACTGAACTGCCACATGGTGGGAGGGGGATGCAATAGAACCTGTTGAACCTACGCCCTCTATATGGACGCGGAAAGTAACTTCATGTAGATTCTCTGTGTTCTTTTCCCACTTAGGTAGAACAAGATCCCCAAAAACACTCTCCGGAAGAGCCAGCTTAACACCCCTAGGGGTTGCTGTAACGGCTGCATTACCATGATAACTAGGAGCAATGGTAAAGGGGAAACGGAAACGATACTCATCGTCACGCTGTTCCACACCCACCAGTATCTCTACTGCTATCGTTATAATGTCTTCTGGTTGAATCTGACCTACCATAAGGGTAACTAAGCCATCAGCAGAGGTTTCCGCCAAAGTTGAAAGGTGGCCAGCTTCTACCCCTTCCTCATAATCCTTACGGGCTTTCTCCCGTGGGGTCAAAACAGAGGATACTTCAAAATCCTGGCCCTTCACCTTATATCGACGTACGGCGCCATTTCGGGGGAGCTGGAAAACATAGATGGCTTCCATTGGGGCATCCCCGGCACACTTGAAGCTATGGACAAGGGTTAACAACCCTCCAACGGAGCAAATACGCCCTGTCATCTCAAGCTTGTCCATTACCAATGGGATAGGCTGTTGTGTTCTACCATCCCGTAATCCGCAGTTATCCGTTTCAAACCTAGACATCTCTTCCCTCCTCGTTTACATTTGTAATTACTAAGAGTGCTTGGGAAAAATCATCCAAAGCCTCCAGGATGCGGCGTTTTCTCTTTACAGATACTCCTACTCTTACGGACACTCGAACATCCACCGCGATTTCGAATTCCTCTCGCACCACTTTAGTCAATGGGATTACTCTGCACCTGGATACAAGAGCCATCTGATTACGAATAGCGGCTATGGACTGATCAGCATCCCTTAGCCGTTTAATATCCCGTAATCCTTTTAGATGTACTTCTGTATAGCTGGCATTCCGGCCCTGGGAAACAGGTCCCGGAAGAAGCTTCTCCGAAATATAATAACGGATTTGTCTTCGAGTTACCCCGGTCTCTTTCTCTAGTTGCTCCAAGGTATAGCTATTCATCTGTTGCCTCCTGTGAGCTAGTATATAGCCACTGGCAACTTTGTCAAGATAACGAGAGTGCTTTTTTGGAGTCTTACGCAGTTTTTTCTTTTTCCCGAAGTTTCAGGATGTCCTCAAAGCAATGAGAAGCGAGAGGGATGGGTGTATCCGCAAGCAAAGGTCTTACCTTATCTGCACGCATCTCCATAGTTAAAGTGGTATGCCCTCGTCCAGAAACTAGTTTTGTTTGTGTTTTTTTCATAGGAAACCTCCTGCCCTAAGAAAATCATTAGGACAGGAGGTTGTCAAGAACTAACTACTACCCCTTCGATGCATCCACACTATCCCAAACCTTTTGGTCACCAAGATAAATACCCCCACCCCGAACTGTTAGAACACCAAGTTCCGTCAAACGCCCACGCAAATACCCCGCATCCTTATAAGGCTCGTCTTCACGAACCTCCAAATAATAAAACCCTGGAGTCCTTTTAATCATTTCGCGTTTAATCCTATCCCGCTCCTGCATAGCATCATACTTAGGTCGATGGGACTCTGACCCCATAAAAGCATTTGGAAACGTGTAATGCTGATGCCCCATGAATTCCACAATGAGGTTTATATCCGGAAAGTAACCGTCAAAACGAAACCTGTGCCCTGTCTCAGGGTTAGTATAAGAAAACGAAGACCACTCCTCTTTAAACAGAAGACCACCCAACACTTGGCTAACTGCGGAAAGACAATACGTTTGAGAGATATTCCCATGTGCCCAAGACAAACCTAACCGACGACATTCTTTTTTAACCGTAATATTACAACACCCAAGACCCCGAACCGCTCTAGCCACACTAACCTTCCCATTCTTTAATGAAAATCTTTTCAATGTGTCGGGCATAAAAAGTATTTGACGACGCAAGGCAGCCTGTTTCTGATACTTAGGGGTAGGCTCCAGCCCCCATTTAACCAAGTACTGACGAAGAGTTTCCCACACACAACCTATCGCCGCCATCATCCGATGATGATCTACCGTCCCATCCGTTTCTAAATAAGGCTCAAAGTCTTCCTTTGTTAAATTCAATAACTTCGCCTCCCGAATCTTTGCACCAAATTCAGGTGGTCGGACAAGACCCCTAAGTGCTTCCTTATCTCGTATTGCCGACCCAAGAGCTGTCATCAAAGCTTCTGGATACTTCTCTCTATAACCAGGATGGGTATTCTGAATATGGCTTGTAAGACTCTCAGCCCTATACCCACACTCCAAACAGGTAACATAATCTTCCGGTTCCGTTTTACCAACCCATCTTAGATCTTCAACCTTCTTACGACAACCGGAACAACGTAGATCATGAACCCCGGGGACAAGGAACTTCGAACCCACCAAAACAACCCCACAATCAGGGCAACAAACCATTTTCTTATCACCCTTACCAAAACCACCCTTACGCCCCTTAGCCGCGTCCTGCCTCTTTTCTGTTATCTTAGTACAACGAATCAAAGCACCTAAATACTTGGCTTTATACTGACCCGCCGTTATCCCATGGACAGCTTTCAAATGCCTAGCCAAACTTATAGCACGATGCCCACAGATACGACACCGAACATAATCCAAGTCTTCCCGTAAAGATGCCCATCTCTTTTCTTCTTGCTCTAACCCATAAGTAATGTGAACTTTATCCCCGGCCTCCCTACGATGCCTCATATGCGTAGAAAGACCCTTAACACCATTCACTAAGACACCGCAAACAGGACATTCTCTATCACACCGACATTGCTCACAAACAAATTGCGAAACATCTAACTGTGCTACCCGGTTTGACTTTAAAACCACCTGCTGACCACACTCAGTACAAAGGATAGAAACACCCTTGTACTTCCGCGTATCCGCCATAGCTAAACACGTTCTGGTAGCAGCTCGGGCCTGCAACTTACGACCCCGCTCTACAAAAGCGTCTTGCCCAAACATCTCCTTCCAACGCTGCCGTAACGTGTTAGGGCTCATACCCAATCTTGACGCAGTCGCCTTAAAGGTCTCCGTTGTAAACCAACTATCCTGTAAATCTTTCTCTGTAGCTTTTGATCTTGAACCACCCATTGGAACCTCCCCTGTATTTGATTACAAGGGTAGTCCCAACGGTGGCCTTTGTCAAAGACTTTTACCTGGGTGTTTGGGGTGTGGGTTGGGGGTAGAAAAACCCTTTAGTTTCGGACACTTAGAGGTTGGACCGGAGGTGGAAGGAAAGTACCAGGTACAAGAGAGGGAGTATGGGTGAGTAGAAGGCTTCAACTTCACCCACTGTAGGATCGTCGGCTGAAACACCAGCCTTAACCCCTGTGTAGGCTTTAATGATATCCGCTGCTACAAGGCGTTTAAGCATCATAGCCAACCGACCTTCAACCTGACCTAAAACACCAGGCAAGAATTTGATTCCGATAAAGTTATCTAACACCTGCCGGGACTGGCGCTGAACCTCATCATGAATCATAATAATTGTCGGGAGCTTCGTAAGGACATCCGTCATGTCAGTGGTAAGCCCGTGACGTACCCTAATGAATGGAGGTTTGTCTTCCATCACGGTAACACCATTCTGAGCCACCTGGTTCGCTTCTACCGGATCAAGTGTCCGAGCTTACCTTGTGTACCCAACTAACCGAAGACCTGTCCAAGGTGTTGCGACGTCCCTATTAGGACTAACAACAGCACCACACAGACCAGCAGCCACAAAGGTACCGTCCGCCAAGTATTCCTTCAAGTTCCCTACATTATCCTGCACGGTAATCAGAACCATATCAGGATAAACAAGTCTCATACGGGTAGAGCTTAAGGTTTTTGCCATAGTAATTACGGCATCCTTACTAGTCCCCGCGGAAGTTCCTAGAATTGCAGTTCTTTCCGCTTTGTAGCGAATGCTGCTCATCTTATCGCAGGAACGTCTGATGACCTGGTAAAGATCCGTGGAATCCCCTCTCATAGGAATAAGGATGTCAGGGGAAACGAATCCCGGCAAGATACCTTCCAACTCTTCTACCGCATCACGATATGAAGTCAGACTAGCCTGCTCTGAACCTTCCTCTTTCTGTACCTGTTTCACCCCAACCAATACGGCACCATTCAACATTGTCAAATAGGCACCCAAGGAAACGGGGTTGTCCGGAATAGGTGAACCGAAAGCAGCTTCAGCCGCAGACATCTTCGTAAAGAACTGCGTTGTAAAGTCAAGCTTCGAATAGACATAAGAGGCATAGTAAAGATCCCCTATTGCGGGCTCATTACCGGATCTCTCGAAAGTCTGTACCGTAGCCGTATCATCCACATTGACATTGACCGTATTAGAGATTTTCATCTCTACACCAGGAACAACCTTCACGGGGATGTTAGCATCACAAGTCTGTGTAGTACTGCAACGAACAGTGAAAAGGGATGTGGCGCCTACAGGATAACTAACCCAAGGTCCAACCTTATCTGTACTCCAACCCCTAGGCAGGATTGTAAAGGTCAAGCCAGTAACTTCATCCTGATAGGTCTGACCAACGATACCATCCTGGCCTATGCCATTATTGAGTACCGAAGTAGCCCTGCTACCTGAACCAGTAGTGCTTGAAGAGGTTACAAAGTATCCATCAAGTGCAGGGTCACCTACACCACCGTCGCCGTCCTCAGAAGTAAGCCCCGTTCCATAGAAAAGAGCATTCTGAAGATTCGGACTAGGATTCAGCACTGTAACACTAGACAGAGTACCTAACTGAGCAGCCAAAACAGGAGCGTCCTGTACATAAAGGAAGTCTGCTCCGGTAGCATCCTCTACCACCGTTGCAATACCCCACTTCGCAAAGGAGGTCACAGAAAACGCGGTGGGGTCCAGAACCCAATCATTAAATGTGGTTATCTGATTACTCATCAGAGCGGAAGCCAATTCAGCTACTTCAACCTCTTTACGAAGTGCAGCAGATCCAGCGCCGAAGCCCAAGAGTCCCGTTGCGGAACCGCTACCAATAACAAGCTTAGCCTGTGTAGTAGTATCCGTACCCGTGATACGGAAGCCCGCACCTTCTTGACGGATAATGTTATTAGCTACGATTGCTCCTGCAACTCCCCAAGTACCTACTGTGGCCATTGCGGCAACAATCTGCCCCATAACACTAGTAACATCCGTTATAGGTCCAAGGTTCGTAGCTGTTCCGGCTGCGATAGCCGTAAAGTCTACGCTTACGGGCGTTCCGTCCAGTTCAAAACTAAAGACGTTATTCACACCCTGTGAACCAGTACCATCATAGAAAGTCACCTGGGGTTCAGCCGTTACAGCATCCTGTCCGCCCAAATAACCGATAGAACCGGCCATCGTTGCGGGGTGTACTACAGCGGCATAACCAGCAAGACCCGTATCACCCGTAGCCAAACCTACAAGATCATTTCCAATCATAACCTCAAGGGTAGTCTTAGCGACAATACTCTCAGAGGCTAGACTGTTTGATCCAGGTAGGACGCGGTTACGAAGGATAACTCTATCATAAGGCTTAGCCGTTCCTGCAACAGGAGCGTCATAAGCACGAGCTATAGGACCCTGAACCAAGGCTGCCTGTGCCTCATCTGGTGTAGATCCCGTATCCAAGCCCGCTGCGATTGCGAAGTCCGCCGCTGGTGCTGAAGCGTCTAAGAACTGTAGGGAACCAGCGGTATCCACACCAGGAAGCTGCATTGAAAAGACCAACTGGCCATCCGCATCAGCCTCACAAGTGATTATAAGACCAGCGTGAGGAGCAGAAGGCGTTGCAATCAGTTCCGCCGCTATAGCTGCTGTAACCGCTGCGGCTAAAGTAGTAGCAGAGGAGTATGTCACAGGACCCGGGCCATCTATTAGAATAGAGATGGGCTTAACACCCGATCCATCTCCATGATAAAACAGTTCAAGCTCACAATGCAGACCAGCATCCACAAGATAGGGGCCGTCGAATACGCCCGTGCCTGTGAATTCCGCTACGGTTGCGGGGTTGTAGATGTAGTAGTCATCGCCAGCCGCCAGATCGCCAACCGCCCATGCAGCTACAGTAGCCACACCGGAAACGCCGTCATAAGCAGTCACAGTACGTACTTGACCAGGCGTTGCGGCAGCGGCACCGTCACCGACAACTACATTCCAACCGACATAATAATCATCGGAAGTGGATGCTGCGGGAGGTCTTAACCCAGCAGCCAATTCAATTGCAAGAGCACCTGTAGCGGCACCTGCTGCACCACCATGCCCGGAAGCACAATCATTGATCCGGTCTACGAAGTAATTGATATCAAGTGCTGTGACTGTAGGTGGGATGATCACAGGAATTTGAACATTGTCTACCTTAAGGGTAAGCAGCTCTTCCGCCGTGATATCAACATCGACACCAACCGTTCCCGTAGTACCACCAGCATAAACCAGTTCGCTACCTACAAGGGAAGCAAAATAGCCACCTACGTGGGTAGTTACTGCTGAAGGGGAGCCTAAATTAAGTCCCGTTGTAGTGAACACATCAGTACCGTGAATATCTAACCGAAGATAATCGGACTGACCCGGAATAAAGGAATAAGGACCACTTCCGGACAGGGTGTACCTAGCCAAAGAAGCAATACGGCTTTCAAACGTGACAGTAACAATCTCTTCCACGGGGCCTGTGAAGTATTCTCCACTTACGGACTCATAATGGAAATCAGGTGTTAATTCAGAACCGGAGGGGAACTCAACGGTAACACCTAGAAGAGCTGCACCCTTGCTTCCCGCAATAATAGTTGCACCAAAGATCCCAGCGCCTAAAGCGTTCTGAACCGTATACTGGCCAACACCGGAAGGACCGCCTACTTCACAGTTAAGTGTGTAGACCGCATCCGTTAGCAAGTTGTAATAGAAGGTGGACCATACGGTAGCGTCTACGGGAACTTTCTCCGCTAAGGTGATAACCGTACCCTCAACCTTCAAAACTTCCACACGGCCTCTGCCGAGTGCATCCTGGACATCATAACCCCAGTATGCCCAAACAACATCGGGACGATTAACTGGTACGTCCATACGGTTGTTGCTCAAGGTCTGGTATAGGCTCTGGCCTAATGGTGTATCACGACCATTACCAAGGGTAGGTGTGTTAGAAAGCTGGAACTCAAGACGGGAATCCGAGGAAATCCCACCACTAGCTTGAATTACAGGCGTACATTCGGAAAAGAATGTTCTGTCGTCTACCAAGAGGTTAGTAACCTGAGTGGAATCAAAGGGCTCATATCCCGTGGTATTTATACCAGCGGCTACACTGACTGCGGTTCCCCACATGATCTTGTCATCTTTAAGTACAAAATCAGCTTCCTGAACATAATCACTAACACTGGGGACTGTCCCGCAGCGTGTGATACTAGTCACATTGATATGAGCAAGGTAATCGAAAGTATCTTGCCAAGTATTCCAATAATACTGGATAGTTACCGTTGCACTCGACTTAGGAGCCGTTGCAAGTGTCACAGCACGGGAGGCACCGTCTACAGATATAGGTATTACCTGAACGCCATTAACCCTAACCACAAGATGTGAAGGGTCTGTAGTTCCAACACCACCACCGGAACCATCCACAATCGGACCGTTAAATGTGTAGAAGGTACTTGTACGGTTATCTGCCAAACCAGTAATAAGTCCTAATATCCCTGTCGCACTTCCGTCAAGAATGGCAACGCTGCCATCCGCTTGAAGCTGAAGGGTTGAATGACCAAAGCTATTAACAAAGGTAGTAGCCGTCAATGTCCCAGCTTTTGCTGCAACAATAGAGGCTGCCACTTGGGCCATTGTAGAAGCACTGCGGGCAGGCAATACAATACTACGGTTAACCCCATCCACAACTACGTTGAGGACATTATTGGCTTCCTGAGCAATCCCGCCAGCCGTATTAAGGATATCACCATGAATGTTCAATGTAGCACCCTGATTATCAGGAGCATCCACATCGGCCAAACCAGTCAAAGCCTTGACGGTAGCACTTCTATTCGGTACCTGGTCAGAAACATCATCCATAACCAGCGTATCCGTCCTATTAAAGTAATAGGTGCATCGTACGATAGCGTCCTTGGCGGGTGTCGCAGTAAGTTGAATGATACCTGTAGTACCATTCACAGCACGAGCGGGAACTAGCTGTCCATCAACCGTTACCACTACATCGGTACGGTTTGAAGTTGTAGTTCCGTTACCATCCCCAGTTACGATGGGGTAATTGACGACCTGAAAAGTATCCAGGGTTCCATCAAAAGGACCGGAAGTAACTTGGCCTGCGGCTGTAACCGAGATAACAGCCCGTAAAGATTCATCTTCACTAGCTACCCTCTGGTCTACGGTAGCGGAGGAACCACGAACTAATTCCAAATCTTGCTGAAATAAGTTCTCGTTACCTTCACCAATAAGTACCGGAATCTTAAGCGCTTCCAGCGTCCGGCTTAGGGGGTTATCGAAAGAAGTCTTAGTATAAACTCCGGGGGGCGCGTAATCAGTTTCAGGGAAAGCCATTTGGTCACCTCATTAAGTATTTATTCCAGCCCAAAAAATCGGCACATCTGTCCACGACAAGATGCCGGGTAGCACTGGTAATAGATGTTTATTGAAGCAAAAACGGCGGGCTATTTATTATTAGCAGATTCTGGCTTCTTTGGACTAGGGCCATTCTGAGCTTCACTATGGATAGCTAAAGCTCGTTCATGCACGCCACGTTCATCTTTTTCCATGACTCTATATGTCCCGTCGGGGTTACGAGATAGATCATAGCCCGTCGCATCCGTGTTACCGGCCAACACCTCACGCTTCTCTTGCACGCGCTTATCCGTGATCTCCCACCCCTTACGAGCGGAGGCCCCAATACTCCTGTCAATATGAGCATCCAATTGTGATATGCCCGTATTTGTAGGCATCAGGCCTTCAACGTCTTGGCGAAAGCTGCCCTGGAGATCCTGCGGAATAGACCTAGGAGCCATTTCCCCGCATTGAAGACACTTATAGGGAAGTTTCCCCTCGGCACCTGGACGGGATGCCTCAAACCTCATCCCACAGTCACACTGATATGTAAAAATAGCCATTAGTCACCTCATTTAAGTACTTCATAAGTATCACTTCGACCGGAGAAAAAAGGATCAGAAACATACTGAAGCCCTAAATTCTCAAGCATTGTTATATTACCCTGCCAACCATCAAGTTCCTCATCCGTCATAGCTGCAACAGTTCTACTTTGTTCCACCGTTAGAGGAGCTACTTGTCTCAGGAACAATCCTAAAGGCACATGCACGGACCAATCCGTTAGGACGGTAATTGAAAAGGACGACGTATAAAAATAATCATCCCCTGTCTCGTCATAGGGTTCCTCCGCCTCACCCCCCATTGAAATGTCCATCAACTCTATACCTTCTGAAGACAGATATGACCGTAGAATCCCCCATAGATATACAACGGATTGATCAGCTATTTCTTGCTGGGCGTAAACGTCTCTAGACATAACATCAAAGTCTAAAGTAAGTTCCCACTTGCCGCCATACTCTAACGCAGCGGGCCGTCTTATACTCTCTACTACTACAGCTAACCTATCACCTTTAGCATTCCGTCTCCCAAAGGCTAACACAACACCAGGGATCGCCCTGTTATTAGCCCTACCTGGGATTAACGTATAAGGTCCCGTTGTTCCCCCCGGTGTCCGGTAATCGGCGGTTAGGGACCGTCCTCCGGTCAAGGGGTTTACCAGAATGATCTCCCCTGTAGGTTTGCCTTGGGCATCTAATGTCAGATTGTAGTTGATACCCTCCACCAACTGAAAACCCGCAGGTTGTTCATATAAGCGTAAGGTTCCCATTAGGGGTGGGTGTTGAAGCTGCCAAACGGTATCGGATACTTTCGTTACCGCTTCCCGTTCCACATCTAATAACTGATCTACAAAGAACTCATTGTCCTCAGTGAGTTCTATGTAATACACACCGGGCGGAGAAGGAAAGACCCCCCTATTATTCTGAATGGCCACCGCATCCTCCCTGACCCATTCTAAAGCCAACCCGGGGAAGTTCTTTACTGTCGTGAGGTAGGTGTAGCTTTCCACGGTGCCTACATAATTATCGGCAGACAAAAGGACATGGTTTGCTGAACCTGTTTTGACAATGATTCCATGTTGAGGTCTTTCTTTGAAGGAATACTTCCCCTGAATATTATCTACTAGGTCCGGATACCTGGGATGGGTTTGCCAATATCTCCGCAGCTCTAGAATGAAACGTCTCTTGAGTGCTTCGGTTAATCGGAAATACATGTATCCTCCAGGAACTCTCGTAAAGAAAATTCTTTTTCTAAAGCAGCCTCTTCAGGGACATCTTCTTTCTGAGCCTTTACTAATGGGAACCTTTCAGGTGTGTTTCTCAAACTACCAACCAGGCACGCTAAAGCATCCTCCTGATTATTTTCAGGTATCTGTGCCTCAAAAACCAAAAGAGACCCCATACGCATTGGGTCTTGGCTAACTTGAACTTGGGTGGGATACACAAGTATCTCTCTCGTGGACCCATCCTTCGCAGTGATCTTGATGGTCACGGTGTTCAAACCTTCCCCCAAGGAAGATCTAAAACCCCATCCTCTGCGGGCTTGTCTTTTTCTGCTTCAACCTGCCAAGCATCTTCCAACGCATTTAGTTGCTCCATATCTTCTGCATTAAGCTCCTCGCAAGAAATATCCTTTCCTGTAATCAAAAGGTATCTACCATCTGTAGAAGCTAAAAGACCCATTATTTCGTACTCTTCTTTGCCAAACAAAGCCGCAACATCCTTCTCAATAGGCCTACTCCTCAATGATACAAGGCTTATACTAACCATTTCCTTTTGCGTATCATCTATAAAAGCAATCCGCCTACCCCAAACATCATCCCAAGGCTCTAAATCGTGTTTATTCTGTTGTGCTTGGTATAGCTCAATAAGCCACTCATTAGCATCAGAACAAAATATATCTGTACACACCTCTCTTTTCATCCCCTTAAAAGGAGCTTTGGCTTCTTCCATCAAATCATTTAGGAGAACCTTCCTTTTATCCGCCACCACTCCATCATTCAAAGGTAACGCATAAACTTGAACATCTAAAGGCTTTGTGGCCCCTACACACTGGGCCATCCCTGAAATAGTTAGAAACTGCTTTGTGCCCTCCTCCGACATCCCATGTTGATGTGTATTAACCGTTGTGGGGTCTAAGACATAGGTTTGTATAACAACCTTAGATTCCCCATTTACTATCGTTTCAATCTCAGTGATAACTCGGAAAGATTTACAATTCATTATTCCATATCCTCCTGTTCTTGAACCGCTTGAATCAGTAAGCCATAAGCCACTGAATTCAAAGGCTCTTGTGCATGTCGTATCTCAGAGATCTCCATGGGGAAACGCTTTCGACGTTCCTCAAAAACTTCCGTGAAGAATTCCATAAAGCCACCAGCTAAACTTGTACCACCGGAAACAATCAAAGGAATAGGACGAGCCAGATTAAACTTGCCCTCTATCTCTTTGAACCTTTCTGCAATCTGCTCTAGTACATATTCCACTAAGTTCCGGTAATAAAAGGCGATAGCTTCCTGGGACCTGTCCGTGGGCTTCATCAAATCCAAACCGGACTCTTTGATAGCACACATACGGGCTTGAGTAGCCCCTACGGACTGCGCTGCACCCTTATCAATCCAATCACCGCCACGAGCCACTGAAAAGGTAAGCCCCTCAATGGTATTGATAGCCAACGCTACATTAGCCATCCCAGAACCAAACGAGATAGAGAGCCCGGAGAAACTTTCGGCAGCCGCTTCACTATAAATGATAGCCATCGCCTCATTTGCAAAGAAGGGTGTGTAGCCACATTCTTTGACAATACGATGAAAGACACCCTTATGATAAATGATGTCCCGGTCTTCATCCAAAGGGGCCGCTGGTACTGAGTAGTAACAAACCTCACCTGGTACCGTAGGTTCGCCCAAGACATTCTTAATCAATAACCCCAGAACCTCTAAACTTGAGGATTCACTTTGGGAGATGATTCCGGACGACAAGGGTCTCCTAGGCTCTCGCCCAAAAACATTAGCCGTCTCCATAGCGGCATCCCCTAGAATAAGGATGTCACTTCCACGGTCTACAAAGGAAGTACCGGAAAGCTTCAGCATCTTTTTAGCGTTAGGGGGGAGGTCTAAGAAGACATCCCGCATACGCTTAGTCTGTACGCCTTTAGCCGTTCGTCTTGCGGAAACAAGATTCATGGTCCCGATATCCAACCCAACCCCTAGAGGGACAAGGGGTGCTTTTTCCTTTTTAGTTGTAGTCTCACTCATTTCTTTTGCCTCCTATTTTTCCGAAGCAGAGCTGTAGCAGCCGCAATACTATCGGTTTCCGTTTCTACTGACTCTACCGCCACCGTAGCAACGTCACCACCTGCAACCAAATCTTTGGGTATAAAAACAGGCTCTTCTGGCTTACTACGAGCAATCTTTTTCTTAATGGGTTCTCGTTCCTGTGTAGGAGCTAAAGACACCCCTTGAGGTATCTGGGATAACAACCCTGGAAGGGCCACAGACAAAGCCTCCAGCAGCTTTTCTTTAACCTCTTGCGCTATAGCGTCCGTATCCACTACGACCGCTGGCGCCGCCTTGGGGACTTCCCTAGCCGCAATGAAAGGGGCTGGGGACCGTACTAAATTTTTCTGCAAGGTTTTATCCTCTGGTTCCCTACGATGTTCACATAGGGCTTCATATGTAATCGTGACGGCGTTATTCCGTACAGCCATAGATAGATCCTGGGAACGAGCTGCCTCTTCCGGAGTCAGAATCATTTCTTGGCCTTGGACAAAATCAAGTCCTAAGTCTTGGATCTTGATTGACCTACAAATACACTTTATTCGAGCTTGCCGCACCATTAGCCCCCCGTCATATTCTTTAGGAACTCATCCATCAAAAGCTTGGCACAACGTGTACGCCACTTTCGCATTGCTGTTTCAAAGAAAGTGAACTTAGCAATACCAGGATGAACCCAAGCATCTCCTATAGTAAGAGGCGCCCTTCTTAATTCTACTGTACCGCCCTTAGTCTGAATAGGCACAACTAAAGGAAGTCGTTGCCCTTTAGACACTCGACCCGTTTTCCGCATTCCTAACTGACGCTCTCTTTTGGTGAGATTAAAGCTCATAGGGTTTCTATCTTTAGCGTCCTGCGTTAGCCAGGTCATTTTACGCTCAGGTATATCCCCCAACGCTAATTCCCCCATCCCATAAAAAGAAGAGGTGATCTCTAATGTCTTTTTCCCCCGTAAACGAAACGAAAAGGATTCCCAGATAGGTGGCCCTCCCTGGGGGTCCTCTCCTGTCCAACCTCTTTTAGCGAAGTATTTACGGGATTCATCTGACAAAGCCTCAACCATATACCTCCCCACCTTAGCTAATAGCTGTGGTGTTACAGGCATGTCGGTCATTTTGGTTAGGGGTCCGCCAAGTATGGCCCTCATCCGTCTTTGGTCAGCCATACACAAACTCCTCTAACTTAGGATGCCAAAGGCGTAGCACTCGCGCACCCCCCTGTAAAACAGGAAATATTTGTTGTAAATGAGACAGGGCACATCCGGAATGAATTTCAGACTCAGAATATCTGCAAACGGAGTAGCCTAATGAGAAAAAGGCTCTAGCTGTACCCACATCATCTGATATACGAGCCTCAGCATCCCCGTACAAAGTCTTTGGGCCATGAAAAACCTCCCCATCACAAAGTAAAACTAACTTACGCCCTCCCGAAAGATTTATTTTGATGTCTACTTCTCGATGGGACGAAGCCCCCAGCACTTCTAAGGTGGTCCAAACATTCCGGGCTGCTATAGGGATTCCCGCTTTTTGAAGCATGCCCACGAAGGCATCCTCAAGCCCACTATGATGCTGCGCTTTTTGCACCATTTTTCGTACAACCGCAATTTTCCGTGTCCGCATCTTTTGTTGAAAGGCTTCTTTTCCAAAAGCATGGATAGCAATGTCTCGCAAAGCACCGTAAGGAACACCAAACTGGCACATCATGTCCTTTAGGTGCATCCCCTTTTCCAAACCCAGACGCACTTGCTCATAGACCTCATCCTCAGGTTCCCACCGAAAAGTCCGATTCATTAGCCCATCCCATTGAGCTTTTGAATTGGATTCCGCCATCAGTTGGCGTTTGTCCTCTGGGATATCAAACTTAATCTTCTCATATTGCCTCTTACTCATTGAGCAACGAAGCCCTTCACATCGAGGACACCGTTTCTTATCCTTTTCGGATTTCTTCAGGATCTCCCATAATTGTCCGCATTTTCTACAACGAAGAGTTGCACTATAAGTATTTTTCCAATGAACCCAATCGGACTTCAGTTTTTCATGCACAGGGTCCGTCATATGTCGTAGGTGTTGTCCCAACGACCGATAATTTGGGATACTTCTCCCACAAATTTGACAATGACCTAGAAATCTCAAAACGGCCCCCTAATAGGAAGTGTTTTCCCACACCGGGGTACGTCCGCGAACTTCCTTCTCATCCGGAGTACTGTCCTTTGAAGTCTCCATCGGGATCTGGGAGGAACCACCCTCTGGGTATGGGGGAGTATCGGGGTTGGCCCACTGTACAGGTTTCAATTCCCCGTCCACAGGCATAGGCGGATAGAACTGTTGACCATAACGAGTTTGTGGCCATGGATAAGATGTAATACCGTCTATAGGTATGGAGTATCTGATATCTTGCTCATCCAGGTAACCAATACTGAAATGCTGCTGTAGTCTGTTTCCCCTATTGGAGGGTCTACGCACAGCACCGATGGAATACCGCTCATTAGTTTGTTTAACAATGAGATCCCGTTGCGTAACCATAGGAGAAGGACCACCCCACACCTCATAGGTATGTTCTTTCTTACGGCCCATCGCTGTTTGTGCGATCCTACGTTCAGCATCATCCGGAGCAACTATAATATCGTAAGGGCCTTCATAGCCCCCTATGAAACCTGTTCCGAAGCAAGCAGTACATCTATTAGACGGTTGCTTAGAGTATTCCCGTAGCCTATCATCTAATTGACAAGAGCAAGGCACACCGGATTGTTTACGGATAAACAAGCGTACACGCTCACCGCCCTGTTGTAGAATCCAATGATTCCGCCTAACGGCTTCCCGCCAGATGTAATCCATAGTCTCCACATCATTTAAGGTGAGGGCAGGACTAAATTCTAGTTCCGTCTCCCGATAACCACTTGGTGTAGAGCTATCAAGTATAACGGTCGTAAGGCGATAAAATAGATTTGCATCTAACCCTGAACGGATCTGATTACGATTAGTCCAATAGGAAATCTCAACCACACTACTTTCCGTAGGAAGGGATGCTGACTCAATCTTCTCTGTTAGCTGATCAAAAGTACCCTGGTTGAGTAGTGTCACTTCACCCGACGGGCCAAAGACACTCTCCACGGGGACTTCTACACCATCTATATAAAGGGATACATCTGAAATAGAATTAGCTGGGGTAACCGTTTGATAAGGCCCCTGCGGTGTTTTTTTAGAGATAGGTTGCAGAGTACAAAAGACCCAACGACGGTCATTAGGGGCATCCCCTTTGAACCGCCAGGAACTATTCCATAGGACGGGTTCTTTCGACACAAAGACATTCTCAGTCCCGTCCCGAAAGAATGTCCCGCCTAAAGGATACTCATTGACTCTGAAATAAGGGCCTCGGTCAGAGACATCGGACCGGTAAACATTAACACCTACTACGGTCCAACCACCATTTCTGGCCAGAAGGGCAGGATTATCCCACCGTACATCCAAAACACCACGCTTAAACGAACTTATAACCTGCCCGTTCTGGGGGGGTATTGGTTGTGCTGTAGGATCTGGTGTCCAGCCTTCTGCCATTTATAGCCCTCATTATGCTTTCGGCGCAGCCCTGTTTGGCATGGGGGTAACATTAGTTAAAATGCGAGCCCTACCATCAGGCATAACCTGCCACTGCTGCCCGTCCGGGATATCCAAACGTTTAGCAACTGTTTCCAACAATGCCTGACCTGTGGTCTCTATCTCAGCGATAGTACCGAAAAGTCTGGCTTTCTGAAGTTCCAGCGTACCAATTTCCATAGTGAACTGGCTTCCACGCTGACGAAGCATCTGAAGCTGTGCCATTTCTTCCGGAGTCAAAGCACCCACTATATTAGCGTCCTGTGCTTCTTCACCTGGAACTTCCGGGGGAGTATCCAAAGGGGCTGTTTCTACCACTTCAGTTTCTTCCACTGCCTCTACGGCCTTAACTTCTTCTCCTACGACTCCAATCTCATTATTCTTGTCGTTCATTCCCTGGTCCTCCTTGTTAGGGTATTCACCTTGCTACTCTACCCACTACTTTTCTTCCTTACTCTTAGAAGTTTGTGGCTGCAGCGATTCATAGCGTAACTGAACAACAAACTGTCCTAGGAGAAGGCCCTTCTTATCTTGGAGGAGTAAACGGGTCGGTGGAGATACCATGGAGGGTTTCTTTGTCAGGGACCAAAAAACAGTGCCGTCATCGGCTATATACTCATACATACGTTTTGGACCTGGCATTCGAGAGCCTCCTAAAGGAACATTCTACATTAATGTGTTTAGTATAGGAGCCAAAACGAAAAGCCTAACCCAACTGATCCAGTAAGCCCGCCAAGATCATCCCATGCCCCAACTTATAGTCTCTACAGGCCACAGCATCTTTAAAAGAAAGCCCTCGTGCTTGGTAATCAAAACCATCAAAGTCCCAAAGCACTATTTCTTTTTGCTGCCTATACAAAACCAGTAGCCTTTGCCAAGCCTCCGATTTGAGGACAGCCCGTACATAAAGAGGAATATAAACCTTTCGCTTAGCTTCAACATAGTCCAACCGTTCACCAGCCCACCAAGTGTAAGCGGGCTTTTGTCCTTTACCCATAGGATAACGTTGTCCCCGTCTATCGGCCCAGCCCTCAGCGGCCCAACGGAAATAGCCTTCGGAAGGGTCTCCATTGATCATGACATACTTTGGGTAGACCTTAGAAAATTGCCAAGCATTCTCCACAGATTGAGCCTGTGCTACAGGAGCCCCCTCATACAAAGATACTGGACCTAGCAAAAAGGGTGACAAACCTCGGGACCAAGTTTTAGATCTAGAAGTAGTGTCAATTATGCCGATAGGTAAATGCCCTGGGGCATAGTCCCTAGGTCCTTTGATAGTCACACTCATTAGGAACCCCCTATCTTATACTACTCCAGATCATCCAATAGGAGCCTAGAGTAGTATAAAGGCCAAATGACCTAAATAGGAGAGGATATGATAAACCAAGTAGCAAAAGTAGTAGTCAAAGAACTCAAAGCCTACGGTATGACGGTATGTACCGTGGAATCCTGTACGGGTGGTGCCATAGCTAACGCTATCACCAATGTAGAGGGGTCTAGTAGAGTCTTTGGATATGGCTACGTCACCTACAGCAATATGGCCAAGATTGATCTAAGCTCTTTCTTAGGGCCAGACGATATGGGTGACATCATTAAACGTTACGGGGTTTACAGTGCCGAAACGGCTGAAGCTATGGCTAGGTTAGGGGCAAAACGAGCTACCTTTGGTATCGGGATTACTGGAACACTCTCTCGTAAAGACCCCGCCAATCCGGAGGGGGAACTTGGGGTCGCTTATATAGCTATCGCATCAGACAATTGGTGTCTAATGCGGAGGCTAACCCCCACCATAAAGGTGGAACTTCAGAGCCAAGACAGACAAAAAAGCAAAGAGGAATGTGTCCTTGCAGCACTACAACTATTTTTGGATAGGATATCTTAACTTAAACGCTACCGAAAGTCCCCGTCTCCGACCGCCAAGTCCAACGATCCCCATCCAAACCAAATCGACCAATGTTCATCCCGTTGGACCCCATACTAGGATGTTGGTAATTCCATCCTACACTACCTTGGTTACGTCTGGCATCCCATTCTACATGGATCGTTATAGTCCGAAATAAGGAGCCAAAACCCATAGGAACCTTTACGGCATAATCCTTTGTCTTAGCTTCCCTAATCTTAATGGGCAACCTCGCATAATTAAGCAAACCCTGTAAAGCCATCTTTGGCCCTTCGGGATCCTCCGGCCCAATATGGATGGCCGCTTGAACTCCGGTCTCGCCAAAATACCGCTGTGCTAATTTCTCCGCAGAATAACTCATGTGGCCTCCTAAAAATGGCACATATATAAAAACATTTGGAACTGCATAGGACAGGAGGTCTAGCCTATAAGGCCATACTGACCTGTTTCTAGTCTCCAGCCCCATTTTTCCTCATCGTTGTCCCAACCCACAGAACCAATATCCATACCGTTACTTCCGCCGGAGGGATGTGTATAGCTCCATTGAAGTCGGCCCCAGGTCTCACCAGCTTTCCAGTTAAGATCTATCTCCAAAGTCTTAAATAAGGACTTCATTTCTGCAGGCACCTTTACCTTAAAGCTCTTCGCTTTAATAGAGGTGAAGCTGACAGGGAGCTTTGCCTTTTTACCCAGTGTCTGCAAAGCCTTTAGGGCATCGCCCCAACTGTCTTCAGGAGGGACACCCTGCATGTCAGCTAAAACCAAATATCTTTGGGCTAACTTTTTAGCATCCCCAGCATTTCTTTTTAAACCCGTCATCTAAAGAGCCTCCTTGTCCTGGCCTTTGCCTCTCCCCTATCTTTTTTATAACTGGTTTATTTAGAAGACAGCATTTCCGGTATCCTAAACGAAAGCTTTCTTGCCCTCATTGATAGCCGCTAAGCGATTGTCCGCTACTCCCAAACCCCTACACCACTTGGAATCACTCTCCACCCAGTGAAAACGATTCTCTCCGCGCTTCCGATGCTTCAAAGCATATTCAGCCCTCATAGCTTCCCTTCTATCAGCGTAAGGTCCAAACAACGCCTTCATGGTCCAAGGCCGTCCGCTAAGGGTACTTCTAGCTCCCCCAAGCAATTCCCCGTTGTGCTGTCTCAAACGGCGTGACGGGTTGTTTGTGGCTCCTACATAGGTATAACCAACGCCTTTCTTTGTCAGCCTACTTTCAGACTGAAGAACATACACAAACCACTCTTTTGACGAAGGTTCCGAGTATGCCTCTTTAAAGAGTTTTGTTGGGAAGGGCTTGCTACTTCTCTTTTTATATTTTTTTCTTGCCATGGGATCATGGTACCCCCTATCAGAGTAGTCTCAAGAGAATAACTACTTTTCAGGAGAAGAAAATGACTACCCAAAAGAAGGGGCCTCCAATGGTTACTTGTGTTATCTGTAACGACAACAAACTTGTTTCCAAACGATCTACTCTTGCTATCTCCGAAACTGAAAGAGCTTGCCGACATCATCCGGAAGTCCAAGAAATATTTAGGAAAAGAAGAGAGGAAGTGGAAAGGAAAGAGAATGAGGCGTATCAGAAGATGCAGGATGACAAGGAAGCCTTCGAGGATCAGTGCTTTGTGAAAGCCATCCGGGCCAACCTCTACACCACCGGCTTCGGGATCATCCTAAGAATGTTTAGTCTGATGCTAAGTGCCCACACCTTACGTAAAAAAGGTATATCAAAAGAGCGTACCCGTACCATCATAGCCCAATGCAAAAAACTAGGCCCTATGAGTGCGACAGAACATGTCCTCTTTGATGTGAAATACGGCTAACCCGGACATCGTTTGAGTAACCCCTAGATAAAGGAAATTATAAAATGGGACAGAAAGAAGAAGTATCCAAGGAAACCCTGGATGAATGGATCGAAGATGATTGGAAACTGTTTGCAGCAAGTGAAGATGTCATCAAAAAGCTCTAAGCCCTTGATTGCATTCCGATGCTTCCTGTATCCAGGCTTCTCTTGGGCAAGCTTAACTATAAGATTTCTTAGGTCGTTCATTATGGGACTGGAGTACCCTAATAACTTGACACCCACTCATAGAAAGGCATAGCCTCCAACCATAGTGAAGCAGTGTGGTTCCGAAAACTAACATCCAGAGGGTTTTTCAATTCATTAGGCAGCCAGGATTCAATTTGACGTGCTATCTTATGGAAATTCCTCTCTTCCTCTGCCCGTTTCTTTTTGATAACTTTAACTAAACCATCATATGTATCTACATTATACTTTCGAAAAAACTGCTTTTGACGGTAAACATCAAGAAAGCTATTGAAATCATCCTCATCATCCCATGGGGGAGGTGCAGTAATGTTAAATTCCCATCGAAAATGGTAGTCCGGGTTATGCTTAAGCCCCATTTTGACCGCACCCAAATTCTCTGCTAACTTACCACCCAACCTAGTTATCTTTCGGTCTAGGGACTTAAAAAAACTAAAATATTCTTCCCGCACAACTCTTTTCGCTGCACAGTGGATAAGTGGCATAAGATGCTTCCTAGTCTCTGGGTTCTCTCGGGCTAACTTCACTAGGGCGTTTCGTAAATCACTCATTATAAATCTCCTTGTAGTATAAAAACAAAGTAGTAACTGATAAAAGGATTTTGATAAGGAGATTAACGGGTGGCGGAGAGGGTTGCGGAGAACCGGGGGTTCACTCTCAAGCTTTTTGGGGGGGCAGCTTCGCATCTAAAGCTGGGGCTGGCATGTTCTTTTGAATACGAGAGGGAGTCTCCCCTACGAGTAAAGCTTTTCCTAAACCCCTATAGCTTGTTCCAGTGTTGCTTCAAACTGTTCCAAGTCTGCTTTCTTTCTATCCAAACGAGAGGACACCGTCTCCTTAATTTGAATAGCCATCAATTTGGACTCCTTTTGCAGCAAGTACGGATGCTAATAACACCCCCTTGCGCTGGGAGGTCAACCACAAAAATGGACATCGTATAAGATATCTTGATCCCGAGATGAGCCCCTTCCTGGAAGTCGTTTTCATGGACACTTGCCCCTACAGAACCTTGGACACTTGGAATGACCTACTCTTCCGAAAACGAGAAGATGTCATCAAAAAGCTCTAAGCCCTTGATTGCATTCCGATAGCCTTATACATAAGAGTACGCTCCTCACCTGTAGCGGTCTCCAGCATCACCTTCAGCTTTGAATAAGGCACATACAGATAAGGATTCGGTTCCATAGTGCCTTCATAGAAATGACCGTCCAAGGAATCCCCAGGCAAGACCGTACGGCAAGCCTCCTCACCCTCATCCCTATTCAAGAACACCTCTGGCTCTTTCTCATCCGCAATATCTTGGACGGTAGGGAAGTCAGGGCAACCCTCTAAAAGTTTTTGTATGACATTACTCATCGTATCCCCCTAATAGCTCTTGCATCACACATTGCCTGATAACAAGTCCTATGGAATTGGATGGCTTCTTGTGAAGTCCCCATTAGGTCATGATAAAGTAAAGCTCCCCTGGGGTCGTCACTTATATACTCCCGAGGAAAAATCTCTGGGAAATTACGATGTTGTTCAATCTGCATCGGGGGCCAGGTACGCTTGATATCCGTACTGCCGGGTACCGTTTGTGTCCCCACATAGATACAAGAGGGGTCCTCGTCATCAAGGTCATCTATCTGTATAGGATAAATGGAGCCCTCCCAAAACACATGGTACTCTTTCTCAAAATCTAACTCTAAGGCTTTCGTAGGGGGTTCCTCCCGGCCATAGCTCTCACAAACACCAAGAATGGTCACTAGGTCCTTTAGGGGTAAATCAAACCATTCACCATGCCTTCGGTTAATACCTAAGCGACGGTGCCATTCAGCTTCCTCTCGATAGGAGTTATCCGCACGGAACCAACCTACTAAATGAAGTGGTGTCGGGGAACCTAACTGGAGAGTCCGCATACGTTGGGGAAGGTTGCCAGTACGGCCCACCTTGAAACGGTAGGTATCACCCGCTTGTACTACATAGACAAAACCTTTCACTTAGGGTGCCTCCTGTAGTAAATCCTTGGCCTTCGCTAAAGCTGCCTTCTGGTCTAAAGCGGCCTTCTCTGCCTTCTTTTTCTCCCATCGTTGCGCCCATCCCCTTTCATGGGGCATCCCCCTGTCATCCCAATTATAGAAGTACCTACACCGAAAACTACCGTCATCACGGACAGCCCGACTAAAAACCCTACAAGCCCCGCCGTTATCCATGTCCTGAACACAATCGCATCTCATACAAAGGTCCACCGAACCCTGTTGCCACTTTGGGGCACTCCCGTGGGTAGTTGCCTCTGAAGGCGGGGGCTTGGGAGGGGCCACCGCTTCTGGAGGGCTTTGCGACGGCACTGTACCACCTGCGGCTTCCATCAAAGTTGTTAGGACAGTAACAAGTCTAGTACCCTCTCGTAGGGCACCCTCTATATCTTGCTGCTTTTTAGACATATCTTAGATCTCCTTCTTTCTAACTATCTACTCGGCACAGGAAATCTTCATCAATAAAAGTCTTGTCAAAGGTAGGCTCTCTTGTTAGTATTCATTTAACACGCCCGCCAGGCCTCTGCCACGAAAGTAGCAAGCTCCCTTGGCGGGTATTTTTTTGTCCGCCACATTCTGCAAGTAACTATGTAAATGGAACTCAGGGTTTTAGATTGTAGGGGTCTTACTTCTCGGCAGGAGGGTTTCTATCCCCCTCGGTCTCGTTATCGCTTGTGACTGGAGTACCTCTAATCTGCTTAGCCTCACGGATGTTCTCCAACATCACCCCAATGTATTCAGCCATAGCTAAACTAGAGTGTTTACCACCCGGAGTATTCTTAGCCAATGTAACTTTCTCCAAGACATCCTTTTCCATAACCGTAATGGCTTTTCCTAGATTACTTTCCATTTCACTCTCCCTATTAAAGTTTTGCCGCTATTTCTTTAAGCAGCTCTATCACCAAATCAAGCTGGGCTTTATTCACGGCCATTTGTACCGTTTGCACTGCTATCTGCTGCCTTTTTCCTCCCGGGAACGCCGCGGGGTCCGCCTCCATGTCATCCATCAGTAGAGGAAGCAATTCCTCTAGTGTGCCTTCCGCGTGGGCTAAATCCTGGTTCAATTTTTCAACTCTTTTTGACATAACCCCTCCTTACTAATTATCTATGAAAGCTCCCCTCTCTACCCACTCTGACTTCACAGCCTCTTCTATTGAATCAGCGATCCCTCTAAGCCGGGCTGAAATACCCCTAATGGAAAGCATAGCCTGATCCGTTAATACAGGGGTCTCTAATTCTGCTAACACCATCCCTAATTGGATTTGCTCCCCCCCTATTGAGCTAAACTGTACCAATAACTTATAAGGTAACTCAAAAGAATCCTCATCCTCTGCTACGTCTTCATTTTTATCTGCCATTCTTATTCCCCTTACTACTTTTAGTCCCGCCAATCCCCTATACCATCCCAAACAATGGACAACTCTCGTTGCTCCATAGGAGGAAGGCTAAGCATGTCACAGTGAGCAAACCACTGGAAAAACCCTGGGTCTGTCTCTTTTGTGATCTCCCATAATCGCTCCCCAATCTCCCTTGCCCTTGGACGTATAGAAGCATCCAAGTAACTACAACGCTCAGCTTCAGGAACATTCTCCTCTATATCCTTTAGGATTTTCACCCTACCTATCCGAAGTACTTCCCTAATCAGATTAGTTGTTTCAGGAGCACCCTCCAAAGGAGTCAAATCCAAAGCCTGTAAATGTTCAACCACTTCAGTACATCTAGCCATCATAAAACTCCTACAATAAAAGCACCTGAGACCCTCCTATCCAGAAAGGCCCTAACCCTCTTACTACTCTTTTGAAATACTTTTGGTTCTAAAACTGAAAAACATACCCCCTAAAGAAAAAGATATACCCCCCAAAGATTTAGAAAATCCTTTGCTGGAAGCCCTTTTAAATGTTACTTTGGTGATCTAAAAACTTGAAAGGTCTCTAAGATGAAGGTTAGGAGTTAGAAAAATACTAAGGGGTAGAGGATCTAGATCTAGATTTAACCCTCTTCACTAATGTCCTCGGTAATATTCCCCTCATAAACTACAGCATTACCATAAACCTTAGCCTTGTCATTCACTAAGGCATTACCATACACTTTGGCGTTACCAAATACTTGGGCTCTATCTCTCACTCTGGCATTACCAGACACCTTAGCGTTTCCGCTAACTTTGGCCTCACCATCAATCCAACAAGTACCCTTTTGACTCAAATTCTTTTCACTTTCGATCCAACCGCCAAACTGTCTTGGATAGACATTAGCAAAGCGTCTTAAAGCCCTGATACGATAAAGACCACCTTTCTTCTCATCTGTGATTTCATATTTAGGGCCGCTGGCTGCCTCTTTTAGTAAGGGTTCCAAATGCCTTCTAGTCTCAGGCTTCGCATTCGCCAACTTAACTAGGGCTTTTCTTAGATCACTCATTTATATACCGTCCTTTAGTGGAAACCTTCTTGTCTTCTAAAATGTCCTCTCTTCAATGTCAATATAGCTCTTCATTACCGCCAACTTCATTATCACTGACTATGGCATTGCCGTGGACATTAGCATTGTCGTAAACTATGGCATTGCCGTAGACCTCTGCATTGTCGGAGACCGCAGCGTTTTCGTAGACCTGAGCATTACCATAGACCTTGGCATTGTCGGAAATCTTGGCAGTGCCGAAGACATGTGCCTTATCATAAACGATAGCCTTACCATAAACGAGGGCATAATCGTAGACCTTAACGTTGTTGTAAACTACAGCATAGCCGAAGACCTCAGCGTTATCGAAGACCTTGGCTTTGCCGTAAACCTTGGCCTGTCCACCGACCTGGGCCTGTCCGTAGACGATAGCATTGCCATAGACCTTAGCACCACCGTAAGCCTTGGCCTTGTCATATACCTGTGCATTACCGCCGACCCCAGCATTACCGTAGACCTCTGCCTTATCAAAGACCGCACAATCATCGAAGACCGCAGCGTTTTCGTAGACCTTAGCATTACCATAGACTTCGGCATTGCCACCAATCTTGGCCTTGCCGAAGACCTTGGCCCTCCCACCGACCTTAGCATTATCATAAATGAGTGCCCTGTCCTGTACATAAGCACCACCGTAAACATCAGCCTTGCCGTAGACTTTAGCGTCACCATAGACATGAGCAGTGCCGCTGACCTTAGCACCACCGCCGATCTTGGCCTTGCCGTAGACCTCTGCATTGTCGGAAACCTTGGCATAACCACCGACCTCTGCCTTATCATAGACCTGTGCATTACCGCTGACCCTAGCAGAACCGATGGCCATAGCCTTTTTGAAAACCCAACAACTACCTTTTTGACTTAGGTTGTTTTCACTTTCAACCCAACCACTTAACTCACCAGCGCGTACATTTCCGAAGTTTTTTAACGCCCTGACACGAAAAAGGTTACCTTTCTTCTCATCTGTGATTTCATATTTAGGGCCACTGGCTGCCCCTCTTAGTAAGGGTTCCAAATGCTTCCTAGTCTCAGGCTTCGCATTCGCTAACTTAACTAAAGCTTTTCTTAGATCACTCATTTATATACCGTCCTTTAGTAGAAACCTTCTTGT